TCTTGTCAACACCATAGCACCCGGATCTATTCCAGGCTAGCCAGCCTGGTGGTTGTCATCTCCAGACGGGGGTGTGCTGGTTCGAGCCAGCCGAGTGGGTGCCGCCGGAGTACCAGCTGGCCACCTGGTCGATGTCGAAGAGGAGCCGCGGACGCCGGTTGTTGAACTTCTGGCCGACGTCGCGCACCGGGCTCGGGAACTCCCGGCCAAGGCTGTTGACGGTCCGGCGCTTGTTCCAGAGGTGCACCTGCTGACGCTTGAGAGGCGGGTCCAGATGGAACCGCCTGGTCAGCTCGCGTGCCACGTCTGAGTATCCGCCTGTTGTCATAGCCTCATCATCTCCGAAATATGGATGAGGGGCCAGCTGCCCCGTGTTGCACAGCTGGCCCCTCCGGAACGCCGGGCGGGGGAGCCCCTCAGCATCCCCGCCTCGGCGATCTACCTCACCGGTTGCGCAGCGTGAGCAGCTGCCGGTGAGCCTTGCTCTTCAGGTCGTCGTCCGCGCCGAGCAGGATCGCCGTGGCGCGGGCCGCGGCCAGCTTGTCGCCGAGCGCGCGACGGGGAGCGACGTGGTCCAGGTAGCCGGTGACGGCGTTCTCGGCCGCGTACGCGGTCCTGCCGACCCGGCCGGACTCCAGGCCCCACAGCTCGTGCAGGGCGTCTTCCCGGCGGGTGGTCAGCGTGACCTGCTTCTTGCTGGGCTCGTCGGTGGTCGCCGGCCAGATGCTGGCGATCAGCTCATCGAACTCGGCCAGGTCCATCGCGGTGCGGGCCAGGACGGTCTCCTCGCTCGCGAACTCGGTGTAGTACTTCAGGCTGAAGCCGAGCGACCGGCGTGCCTCTTCCAGCCTCTGCAGGCCGTTGGTCGTGTGCCGGATGCCCCAGCTGGTCACGGCGTCCCGCAGGGCGAACCTGTTGGTGTTGCCGCAGACCGGCCGCCAGGGGCCGACAACGCACTTGAGCATGCCCTGGCCGCCGTGGTCGTTGAGCCAGCAGAGCTTCGGCTCGATCACCTCGTTGAGGCCGCCCTCGTCAATGACCACGCTGTCGGGCAGGTTCATCGAGATGAAGACCTGCCTGCCGTTGTTCAGCGGGCCAGCCGACTCGAACTGGACGTCGAAGCGGTCGGTCAGATCCTGGAGGAACTGAGCGCCCTCGGCGTTCTGGAACGGGCGGTAGATCTTGCCGACCGCGCCGAGCTTGTCGAAGGTGTCGTCGCGGAAGGTGATGAACTCGCCCTCTGCCTCGCGGATCAGGCCGCCGGCCAGGTACAGGCTGGGGGCCTTCTCGACCCGGAAGTCCAGGCCGGACAGCTTCAGCAGCTCGCTGATGCTGGTGATGCCTTCCTTGACGTTGCCCTCGTTGTGCCAGGTCTCGACTGCGCTGAACACCTGGGCCTTGCCATCGACGTAGTCGAGGCCGGTCTCCGGGAGCACCAGCGACAGCTCGCCGGGACGGGTGGCGCGCTGGACCCGGAAGGTCTCGTTCGCGTCGTAGCCGGTGAGGACCATGTAGCGGTCATCGCCCAGCATCTTGATCTTGCCCGAGGCCACGTCGGCCGCGAGCTTGTCGTCCATGGCGGCCTGCGTGAGGCCTGCGTCGTAGTCGGCGATCGCGCGCTGACGGTCCTCGACCCGCTGGTAGGCAGCTGCGGTCTGGTCCGCCTTCTCGCTCGCGAAGGCCTTGTTGACGTCTACTGCTGTGGTGCTGGTCATGTACTGATCTTCTTCCTGTGGTCTGACAGTCTTCCTGCCTCCAGGCTAGCTGGCCTGGTATCTACTGTCAACGCCACCAGGGCTGACCCTATTCCCGGCCCGGACTGACCGGCCCGGCTCGCGTCCGCTCGTGCCTGGCAAGCCAGGGCTGACCGGGAACTGACCGGCCGGACTCGCGCCCGGACCGGGAACAGGGGATCCTACTGCTCCCAGGGCGGCTTGGGCGGACCCTCAGGAGCTGCCTGCGGCTGCTGGCCGTTGTACTGGCCCTGCGGCAGCGGTGGCTGCCCCTGAGGCGGGTACGGGAGCTGCTGCTGGCCCTGAGGCTGCTGGCCCTGCCACGGCGGCTGAGGAACCGGCGGCGGGCCTACGGGAGGAGCAGCCTGAGCCGGAGGTGCGCCCGGAGCTGGCTGTCCTGGTACTCCATAGCCTCCCTGAAACTGCTGCGCCGGAGGCTGTGCGTACGCGCCCTGCGCCGGCTGAGTGCTCATGCCCTGCGGCGTGTACTCCCCGAGCCCGCCCTGGCCGGGCGTGGCTGCCTGTGCCCACGGCGGCAGCGCCGGGTTGGCGCTAGGCTGCGCGTAAGCAGGCTGGCCCGGCTGGCCAGGCGGGACAGCCGGACCGGCCTGCGGTCCCGGCACCCCGTACTGAGCCGGCGGTGCAGCTGCCTGGTAGCTCGGCTGCTGTGCCTGCTGCCAGCTCGTCGGCGCACCCGGCCGTGGCGGCAGGATCGCGGCGATCTTCATCCGCGGGGTGCCGTCATAGCTGTCATCGTGCGCGATCTTGATCTGGCACGGGCGGCCGGTCATGAGCGCCGCGGCGTACCGCTCGGCCCCGAAGTTCCCGTCATCGGGGAACGGCTGGCCGGTCTGCGGGTTGATCCAGAATGGCGCGGGCGGTACCGGCCCGAGCGCGGGCGGCCAGCTCTCCGGCGGGACCGGGACACCGAGCGCGCCGAGCTGGCGGAACATGATGCCCATGCCTGCGCCGTTCGGTGAGCCGTCCCTCTTGTTCGGGCTGATCGAGAGCGTCATCGTGACCGGGCTCTTGCCCGCGTTCGCTCCCGAGGTGGTCCGGAACTTGATCGTCCAGGCACCCTTGGTGCCGTCCTTGGTCTTGCCGAAGTCGCTGGCCTCGACAACGGAGTCATACAGCCCGGCGTCATACAGCATGCTCGCGCTGTGGTCGGCCTGGCCGTACAGGCTGGCGAAGTCGTAGCCCATGCCGCCGCCAGCTGGAGCCCCGTAGCCCTGCTGCGGGTACTGCTGCTGCTGCGGGTACGGGTTCTGCTGCGGGTACGGCTGCTGTGCATAGCCGCCCTGCTGCGGCGCAGGCGGGTAGCCGTAGCCGGGCTGGGGCGGGTAGTTCTGAGGTGGGTACCCCATGATCATTACCTCCTGGTGAGAACCTGCTGGAGCATGGTCTCGATCGTGTAACCAGGCCGGCCAGGATAGCCGATCTGCATTGCGTAGGGGAGCCGGCCTCCGACCCGCTCACCGGTCTCGAACCGCGGGTGCGGCCCGATGAGCAGGTTCCGGGTGCCGTCGGGCATGGCATCCAGGTAGCCCAGGATGTCCACGTAGTACGGCAGGAAGTCCTGGGCCTGGCCCTGGACCATCGGCCGGAACCTGTTCAGCTTCTCGTCCCACTTGGTGCCCGCAATGAACGTCATCGACCACAGCGGGTGCACCGGGTGGGTGATCAGGTCCCGGTAGGCGCGGACCATTGAGTTGACCTGCCGGAGCAGGGCGTTCCACTTGTCCCGGTCCATCTGCTTGCCAGCCGTGAGGTCGTCAATGACCCGCTGCTGGACCTCGGTGACCGAGTCCATGGTGCCGGAATTGAACGGGTGCTGGCCGGAGTTGAGCGTCCGGTAGACCTCCATCACGGTGCGGGCCTCGCGCACCAGCACGATCGCCGACTCCCAGCCCTCGCGCGGATCCGGCGGCGGCGTGCGCAGTGGGTCCCAGTACGTCTTCTCGCTCGGGGTCCAGTAGCTGGAGCCCTCAACGTCGAGGATCAGCCGAGGCCGGGGGCCGGAGTCCCCGAGCGTGCTCTTGCCTGCCTTGGCGGGCGCGTGCAAGAGAAAGGACGGCTGGCGGGGCTGCCCCGTAGTTCGGTGGCTGAAGCTGCATCGTCAAGCTGATCTTCTCCCTTGTCAGCACCTACCCTACCAGGGCAGGTGCGCGTGTGCGCCTCGATGAACGGAGGACGGTAGACGACCACCGCCCCGCAATCATCGCACCCGGTTACGACAGTCCCCGGAGTGATCGGGCTGAAGCTCAAAGCCTGGCCAGCTCCTCGCGGATGGTGCGCAGCGCATCGCTGCGGTAGTACTCGTACGGGTCAGCCTGCACGTACTTCCCGGACTGGAAGAGGGCACCGACCCAGTCGCTGCCGTCGTCCATCATCACGCACGGCCCGGCCGAGAACGGGCACCACCACTCGCAGTTGCCGAGGATCGGCGTCGGGTACAGGTCCCTGCGCTGCACGGTGTTGAATACCGTCATATCAATGCCAGCGACCGCGGAGACGCTGTTCAGCTGATCCCGTGCCTGCACGATCTCCCCGGCCACCTTCTGCACCTTCAGCAGGTGCGCGGACAGCTGGTCGATCGTGAACCGGAAGTCGTCGCGCTGGTAGAACGGGGGCTTGGCCGCCGCGGTGCGCTTGACCCGCCGGAGCGTGGTGAGCTTGCCGCCGTTGATCACCGGGACGTCCGTGCGCAGCTCCATGCCGGGCACCGGCTCGCCCTGCGTGGCCAGGAACTGCATCAGGCTGTAGAACTTCATCTGCGGATCCAGCGCGAGGCTCTCGTGCCGCTCGAAGCTGCCGGTCTTGTAGTCCATGAAGCCGAGCACGCCGTCGGAGAGGCTGCGGTAGACCTGGTCCATCCGGGCTCGCAGCATGACGCCCCCGACGCCGGGCAGCGGCACCTGCAGGTCGGTCTCGGTGGCGACGACTTCGAGGTCGGCGTCCTCGCCGGACTCGGCCAGCCACTCCTCGTACCCGGTCAGCATGGCCTCGGCCATGGCGCGCTCGGCCTTCAGCTCGATCTCGAACTCAGGGTGCTTGGAGATCTCGATGTTGTAGAGCAGCATCATCACGGTCAGCGAGTCGAGCCCGTAGCCGTACCGGCCTTCGAGGCAGGTATGGACGCGGCTGCCCAGCTGGCGGTTTCCATACGGGATCTCGTCG